CACGGGAAGGCCGCCAGACAACCTAATTCCCCCTGTGCCTATCGCATCCATCCACAAACTCGTACGCGCGCCCTTGTCGTTTCCAGGTGTCAAAAACACACAATCCTTAGCTAGAGCTGTTATAGGGTTGCGACACATAGTGTATACGGACCCATCAAAGACGGGTCTGCATTGACAGAACTCTATGTGCTCAAATTCATAACAAGGTGGTTCTATAGCCATGTTGAAACCCATTTCTAAGAACCACTCATAAACTCCCTCAGAGAACCTAGCTAAATCTCTCTTTTCCATGAAAACAACACAATCATCCCCATTGTTGGCAAGTTGCAAGTTGATATTCTTATGTAAAGCATATGCTTTGATCATAGTGCACATCAACAGACAATTCCCAAGGGACGTGTTCATATCGCCACTCATTCTGGTACCCTCAATTTCATATGAAAGGCATCCATCCGGAGCGTACCCACTACATTTATTAAAAATTTGGTGGCGTAATAATCCCGCGAGTTTTGTGCGCCATGCTTTGGTATAGAAGCACTTAGTGTAAATATTATGTTCCCATTCAAGTGCAACACGGGAAACATGCTGATCAAATCTGCTGGCATCCAATCCAACAGCAACTGGGTTATTGAACATTTCCCATTTTTGTTTTAGCACGTCAGCAACTGTTTCCGTGTCCATACCTTTCATGACGGTTTTATGACCAAAAAGCTCACCTAAAGCTTTGAAGATTGGTTCCTCCAATTTCTTCAAATATCTGCCTACCCTCAGATTGTATTTGGGGTCTCTAGGACTTATGACTCTAGGCACTGGATCAGCTTTTGTGGTGTGATCAGTTTTCTCATACTTAATGAAGACCTTAACCTTAGCGTCATCCTGAATTGAGGTGTTGCTATTCCTCATATCATTCAAAGCGTTCTGGTAATTCAGCTTCTTGCGGCCACTATACGAATCAACAAACTGTTGATACGACCAAGGGGCGGTCGAGGGAAGGTGCTTTACCAAAAGTTTCTCAACAGGCTCCACCCTGTTTAAGAACGTTTCAGGTTTAGGTCTTGGTGGAGGAACGAACTCTCCTTGTTTGTTTTTAACAAAGAAAACCCGCTCCTTCACCGCTCGTTCCAAAGTATCTATATCATGGTCAAATGGGATAATATCGATGGGAGGAGCCACCGATGACACCCTAATAAATTGTCTATTCTTTGTAAGTCCCAATCGCCGTGTCACATGCAATGAGGTAGGGGTTGGTGCACGACTTTTATTGCAACCCCTACCCTGTAAAGCGACTGGGCACCCCTATTTGGGTTGGGTGCCACCCCTTTTGAGGGTGAACACCTTTCCCCAAAACGACTCCGGTTTGTTGTCAATTCGGTCAGTGAAGACATCATTCTCCATTAGCTTGGCGAGTCTATTATAGTCCAAGGTTGGCACAAAAGACAAGAACAGTGCCCTATCAATAGCAACATTCTTATCAGCAGTGCGTAGATCCTTGAATGCCTCTTCCATATACTTCTGAATCCACTTTCTGGTTACCAGGAGATTCGCTTGTGAAACTGGTCTCCTACCAAACTTGTTATAGGCTTTCTTTGCCACAGCCATGGCAAATCGGGATCGGTGCCCTTTGGCCAGGGTATGAGTGGTACGTGTCTTCTTCTCGAATACCGGAATACTGGTGCCAACTTGTGTACATTTCTCTTCAGTGTACGTTTGTTGTACCACAAAGTCTTGTGGTTCTTCCACAATTGTGTCAAATTCCTTAATCATGGTACGGGCAATTTGTGTACTAGAACTACCGCTTACAGCGCGCCCCCAAACGAATTTAATCCATTTGGCCCCCCACTTGGTGAGTTCAAGAGCATCCTCATGTGGGATTGTCGACATGATTATTG